ATATTTTAGAAAAAACGGTTGACGAAATGCAAAATGTATAACTCTCTTGTCGTATGAACCACTTTGATTCCCTTTTCTCTCACTACTCTCCTATGAGCCAAAACACTCCAGAAACCCAAGCCATCCTGTTCAAATCCCTAGTGGACTTCATTGAAGCCAGCAAGGATATCCACGCAGATTCCACCAATCCATTTCATCGCAATCGTTATGCCAGCCTATCCGCTCACCTGCTCGCACTTAAACCCCTTGCCGCAAAGCACGGACTCGCCATCATCCAGATGCCTATCGGTGATTCCGAAAGCGTTGGTGTGCGAACCCTCGTCATCCACGCTTGTGGTGCGTACCTCTCGGCTGACGCTCTTATCCCAGCAGAAAAGGGACTTAAGGGACAAGACGCAGGAGCACTCATTTCTTATCTTCGCCGCTACGCTTTGGCTTCGGTGGCTGGCGTGGCTACTGAGGATGACGATGCAGAGACTGACCGAGTCTCAAAGACTGGAAGTACTGTCTCGCTTGAGAACCCTCCAAAGGGAATGAAGTACATCCCTAACCCTAACGCTGGTAAGTCCGTTAAGGCTTCTGGTGCTATGGTTGCACCTTTCGGTGACCGCAAGGGTATTCCCCTTGCTGAACTGCCAAAGAAGGAAGATGACCGTAGCGTTAAGTGCGGTGACCTCTACTACTTTGCTAAGGTCTGGACTCCTAAGCCCTTTGGTGAATCCACCACCGTCTCCCCTAAAGACCTCGCTATTAAGGCTGAAGCAATTCGTCTCTTTGAAGGCGAAGCACCACAAACCGCTGACGAAATCCCTTTCTAATTCTAACCCATAATTCATATGTCCAATACCTATAAGTACTACGGAAAAGGCACGAACTACATCATCCTTTCGGATGGTAACATCGCTCGCCTCCTGAAGCCCACCAAGATTCACCGCCAGACCTACTACAACTTCACCGTTGAAGGTAAGTACAAGCGGTACAACCAGCAGGACTTAGTTAAGTTGCTGGAAGCAGACAAGAAGGATGCCTGAGTACCAGCCCAAGACAGAGGGAATCACCTACCTCCGTCACGCCATCATCCAACAACGCAAACGCAAAGTAGGAAAGTTCATCTCTCTATCTATGGAACAAGCCGAAAAAATTGTTAGCCAAGCCGAGGGGTTCGTCCCTCGTAAGGCTGGCTATGACCCACGCAGGAACTCAGAAAAAGCGGCGGCACTAATCCTTGGCTTAGAGGTCAAGGAACTGGTGGCTAAACTTGATGCACCAGACACGGCTAGTCTTTTAAACAAACTAGCGGAAGCAAAGAACTACATCAAGATGCTAGAAGAGGGTGGAGACATCCTGTACTCTCATTCTACTTCTGGTGGTGGGCGACAAGGCTGGTTGAACACACGGAAGTTCCGCACGAACAAATGAATAAAGGCACAAGCACATATGGTTACGGCAAAAGCCTATTGCTTGTGGTTAAGGCTTACTGTGATGGACTAACTATGCCAGAGACAGCCAAGGCTTGTGGGCTGTCTTATGCGGCAGTCTATGGTGTTAAGAGGCGTATGAATCTAGATTTTAAACTAGATAAAGGCAGACGCAAACACGGCTCAGTAAAAGACATTGTTATCCTTGAACATCAAAACGGATTAACTCCAAGAGAGATTATTAATAAACATAACTTAGTTAGGTGTTCAGTTTACTCCGTTTTAAAAGACTGTTTTATTAAGCCTAATAAAAAATGATTCACGAATTCCGCAATCCAATCCCTGTCCAAACCGATATCGGCTATGGATGGATGATGTATGTGCGGGATGGTGGCACTTGGAGTAACGACATTTTTGCTATTGTGTTAGAAAAAGACGGTGTTATCCGTCATATGCGTACCGACCAGTTCAAGGTTTTACAAAACCCCACTTTCGATATCTCTAATGAGCAAACTAATTAAGTTCGTAGCCGTAGGTGACAACCACGGTGATATGGTGGATAAAAACGTTGCGGCTGAGTTCTTCAAATTTCTGAAGTGGTTTTCTCCTGACCAAGTCATCCATTTAGGTGATAACTGGGATTTTAGAAGCATCAGGCGTGGTGCTGGTCGCAAGGAAGAAGACGAATCGCTGGTTGCTGATGTAAAGGCTGGCAAAGATTTCATCACCCGTGTCCAACCTTCTGTATTCCTAAACGGAAACCACGATGACCGCCTTGACCAGATTATCAACGGCTCGACTAGCGGGATGATGGTAGACTATTGCCACGACCTAAAGGAGAGCATTAAGAGCCATCTTAAGAAGAATGGTTGCAAAAAGATTTACGACTACCACGCAGAAGAAGGCGTACACAGATTAGGCAAAATTGCTTTTGTACACGGATACACCTGTGGTGTAAGAGCCGTAGAGGAACACGCTATCCATTACGCAGAGCCTCAGGGTGCTGTCATTATGGGTCACCTCCATAGCATCCAGCAAATCAACGCTAGGAAGCACCAAGGTGCTGTCGGATTCTCTGGAGGTTGCCTATGCGGTAAATCCCCTGAGTACGCCAAGAACCGCCTAGCCACCAGCAAGTGGGGGTCAGGCTGGACTTACGGGTTCACCCAAGGCAACGAATGGAAGGTCTGGCAAGCCCACCGAGTGGGCAAGAAATTTATCTATTCTATCAAAGGACTATGACCAATAAAGAACTCAAAGAACTTGAACGAATGTTTGGCACTAAGTGCGAGGAGAACCCTGCCAAGGGCTTTTTCACACGCAGACAACTGCAAAAACTGTGGAACTGCGGTGAGAGTTCTATCTCCAAAAGAATTAATCTGTGCCTTAGAAATAATCTTCTTGAAATGAAGATGTATCGTGTGAAGTCTGGTATGGTCACACGCCCAATTCCTCACTACCGTATCATCAAAAAATAATTATGTCATCCGATAATAAACTCAAGAACTTCCTCAAGGACTTCGATGAATCCATCGTTCCCGCTGATGGTTTAGACTACGCTTTCTATGGCGTAGCAAAGACTGAGACTGGCTATCAAGCCATCTACTCAACGGAGCGAATCATCGCCCATTTGATGGAGGAAGATATGATGGACTTCGATGCCGCTGAAGAGTTTATGCACAAGAACATCTTTGATGCATACCAAGGCGAGAACCCGCCTATCTTTATGGACATCATCCCTGAGGAGTTCTGGAAATGAGATTACTCTTCATTCTCTTTTGCGTCTGCTTCGTCTTTGAGGCTGTCCTTTTTGTAGCGATTCTTAATACTTTTAATAAAGACGAAAAGAAGTCCTGTTGCTACAACTGCAAGACTTGTGCCGACAATCCAAGCAAACCATTGGCTGTCAAAAATCCAGAGGCTACCCATAGCCAAAGCACCGCCACCCATCAGAATTAACCCCTTGGTCTTCCAAGGCGTAAAGGCAATTACTGCTAGTCCTGCAACAAATAACCCTAGCCCTGTGGTACTAAACTGCCATAGTGCTTTCTCTTTTAAAGCAACTTGACGCTCTTTCTCCGCATTGTCGGCTATGGCTTGGGCGATAGCGATGGCGTTCTCCTTCTCTTCTACCAAAGCCCACAGGTCGCTAGTCTCAGAATCAATCTTCAACGCTTCTTCTTTGTCCTTCTTGACCGCCTTGTGGTCTTTTGATTCGACCATCCGTCTAAAAGATTCAACTCGTTCTTGCTTTGGCTTGCTGACCCCGCTGAGTCTTGCGACTTGCCCTTCAACGAGTTCTCTAGCAATCCCATCAGGAATGGCAGGAGCGACAGCAGTAAGGGCAGAAGCCGCTTCAGAAACGATTCCTTCGATTTTGTCAATGTATAGGTCTTTCTCCTTGTTGTTGATTATTACTGGAGCAATTGGCTCTTGGGTTGTGCATCCGCATAAAAATATTGCCGCTATTATATATCTCATTTGAGTCTTTCTAAAGCCTTGGTTCTGACCCAGTCAAACAACTCAGGAGCAATAGAACCAGCGATAGAACATAGAACGCTTTTGTAAATAGGCTCTATGTCCACAGAGTACAGGGATAGGCTTGTAATTACGCCTACTACAGCACCTGCCGCTATCTTTCTGAACCATATAAAGAAAGTGTATTTTTCATTTCTGAGGACAAGGCTAGTGAAAGCACCAAGAGCACCGAAGATAGCCATAATCCATCCCCCTCGTTTGAGTTCTTGAATAAGGACTTCATAGTCGTGGTTGTCGTTCATCGTCAGTTCCTCAATGCTCGTTTCTTGGCTTCTTGTTCAGAAGCGTAGATTCCAACCTGAACTTTCTGGGAGTTATAGACCTTGAACTTGTCTCCTTGAATCATAATGATGTATCCGTTGATAGCCTGTAATACCTTTCCATTAGGTGCGACTTTCTCCGCAAACTTTTCTTGTACGCTGTAATTAGCCATCATATCCCTGTAATCTACCTGACCAACAGCCTTGGTTCTGGTTGCACCGTAAGGGTTGTTGTTCATACCAAGCAGGAGTGTCTGCACATTACTTGGAAGGTCTGAAAGTTTACGCTCACCAGAGTTAGCAGAGATAGATGTTTCGTGCAGGTCTAGGACATTGATAGGTCTCTTAAGTAACAGAACCTCAGGCTTCTGTCCGTTCTTTTGAACAATGCCTGTGTTATAAGACCTGTGACCAGAGTCCATAGATTCCACAAAATCATTGAACTTTATAATGCCGTAGACATCCCCAGATTTAAGTCCTTTTGTAAGGCTGTCTGCAAGCGTGTTGCCCATTGTGCTCTTGAGGTTAGCAAGGCTGAATTCTCCTGCTGTTTTAGAGCCGTCCCATTCAGGGAAGAACCGCATAACTTCCTGCTTTTTCTTGTCACTAAGACCCTTCATAACCCTTTCCCAGACAGCACCCATAAAGTCGTCTAGCATATAGGGTCTAGTTCCGAAGTTTTGGATGCCGCCATCGTCAAGCGTGAGCATCACGCCAGCGAGCATCTCGTCCCAGTTCGCCTTGTTGTCGCTGACAATCTTTCTGAGGGCATCCTTTTGTCGGTTCTCAATGACAACTTCCTTCTTAGGCTTGCCAGTAGTCTCGTCTATGACGACCTTGCCCTCAGCATCCTTAACAGTTCTTTCAGGTCTATCGACCTTTTCGACAGCCTCAAGCATCGCAAGTCTGAGGTCTCTTTCAGAGACAATCTTACCACGCTTAAAGATGTCAAAGACATTGTAGTAGAACTCAGAGCCTTGAACTGATGCTCTAGCCTTCTCGTAAGATGTAAAGGTAAGAGGCATAATTGCTGTAACACCTTTGCCCGCATCTTTATTTGCCTGTATAGCGTTGTTAGTTAGGTTGACAAACCCTTCACCTTGCGATGCCCAAGCCGCATTGCTTCCTCTTTCTGCCTGAAGCATAGGGTAAGGAAGACCTCCAGCACCCTCAGCAACCACCCTGCCTTCGGCTGTGGTGATGTCTGTACCAGTAAGGGTATCAGGAGCGTGGCTGATTGCCCTAAGCCCTCTGAGGTCATTTAAATCCTCAGCGGTGGCGTACCTGACGAAGCCTCCAGCCGATGCCATAGCCTTCTTGAACCAAGGCATATCCTCAGACTTACGGAGGACAAGCATATCCCTTTCGTTCAGGGAGTACCACTTGTCAGATTGAATCTTGCTCCAAGCGTACACCCAGAGTTCGTGACCCTTGTGCTTCTCGATGTTGACCGTGCCGTCAGCCTCAGTATTGTGAATCTCCATCTCAGGGTACTTCAGTTTGTTGAAGTTCTCCATCGTGGCTGGCATATACTGCCCGCTGTACTGGTCTAGGAGTTTAGAATAGTTCTCACCAAAGGTCTTGACCTGCGACTTGAGTGGAAGACCTAAGTCGTTTTCAATACGCTGGAAAAAGTCCGTAGCACCCATCGCTCTGGCTCTTTCAGCGGCTTCAGAGTACAGCAAGTGCTGGTAATTCTTACCTCGGTATGCAGGTTCAACGCTGACGCTAGGGTCAGAGAAAATCTTCCTGCCATCTTTTGCCCCAATCTGAGTCTTCCAAGTAATGTGACCAACCTCTTTACCAGCCTCAGTAATCTGAAGGTAGTGGTTGTGTGTGCTCTTACCCGCAACCCTTCCAGCCATCACAGCCATACCTCTGCTTGCACTAGCCTTTTCGGTTTCAAATGTAAGTTTAAGTTCTTTTGACATCTCAGGGTTCTCACCCGCATAGCGTCCGATAAATCCCTTCTTCCATTTCAGGCTTTTTTGGTTATAGGTTTGACCGCCCTTGTCGTTTTCGTTTACGCTGTAGTAACTAGTATCTCTGCTTTCTCTTTCTGCACCTGTATTAGAGCGTCTAGCGTCCGTATCTTTTACTGTACGCTTATTGCCCATTACTTCTTGAACACGCTTGGCAAATTGTTTTCTTATACTCCTGATATTGTTCAATTCGTAATTATAAGTGTAGTAATCTCCTTGCTTCTTAAGTTTATTTGTAGCCTCTGTCAGACTTGTTCTTCCTTCTACGACATCGCTGTAAATTTGCTTAGAAATACTGTCTCTTCTAGAAGCCTTTTCCAAGGCAACCATCATATCGTCTTTGCTGGCTGATGTAAATACATCAAGGTTGTCAGCAATGTCTTTAACATTTTGAGTCATCTCAACCTCGTGCCAAGATTTGACAGAACTTCTTAGTTCACTAAGCCAAGAGTTGAGTTCATTTAAAGAATTCTTGCTTTGAATTCTGCCTTTAAGTTCTTTCTCCTCTGGGCTGTAGTAAGCATTCTTATCAAGTGTGCTTCTAGTTACATCGTAGTAACCGCCATTACCAAGGCTCTCTGCGTTCCCAATAGTACGCATACGGGCGTGGTAAGGTCTGTTCTCTGGGTCAATAATAACTCCATCAAGATACTTAACTCCCTGAGAGCGTAGTCTTTCTGCGGCTTCAGACATCAAAACATTGTTAAGTTTTTTGCCACGCATTGACTCAGCAACGCCTGTGCTTTCTACAGATGCCTTGTTGCCGTCTACATTAATGTGTATGT